CTCCTTTATTTTGACTGTCTGCCTGTCGATTTCCTCCTTGTGTATCTCGACTGCCTGCCGGGACCTTCTGACCAAATTGGAGCAGTAATTCAGGGAGCGATCTATGGTGGACAGATCGACAATTTCATTAAGTCGTTTGCTGACCTCGGTAGCAGGCAAAGAAAACCAGAAAGGCGCATCGTGTTGAAACTGGAAATTGAGATCCGACAGGCGTAATGATCTCTGCACGGACTCAGGAATGCTCGATCCGATCGCCTTGAGCTTTTCCCCGTCCTGTACATATGCGTTTGTTTTCTTGTCGCGTACACGACGAATGGAGAGATCATCGGTGCGCAGGCGGACATCGCAGCTGTCCTCTCCGTGCCGAATGAAGCTCGTGCCCGTCGGACGATTGAACACCAGCCAAGCAATCGCCCGAATGACAGACGACTTGCCTGTGTTAGTGGGTCCGACAATCGCGGTTATCTGGTCGTCAAAGGAAATTCTCAGTCGCGTGTGCTTCTGGAAATTTCTGACTAGAACGTCTTTGAATTTGGTCAGCATCAGGGAAGAAAGTCTTCCTCGACGACACCCTTTTCTTTCGCCTCCTTCTCGAACTTTTTCCTTCGAGCAACACCTTCCTTGAACATCCTGAAGGCAGCTTGGCGAGAGGCGAGAGGAACACGTGCCAGTTCACCCGGAGCGTTCTCAGCTGTTCCTCCTTTCTGGAAGTGAGCGGAGAGGAGGAACTTCAGTTTCCTGTTGAGTGTGATTTGTTTCATTTTGGATCGCTGATTGCGAAGGAAGCAAAAATGGGATTGGAATTGAAATAAATTAAGGCGGCACTTTCCGCGTCATTCCTCGACACCTGTGCAACTATCAGCCGCCCTGCAACGCGCCCGTCGTCATTGTAACAAATGACCTCGTAATCTCCTAGTTTGCTGGGATCGTTTGATGGTGGAGAGTCGTCGTTTTTCTTCATGGTGTCATAATCGAGTGGATGCTAAAAATTACGCAAGTCCTTGATGCTACGATCTGGAGAACAACATGGAAAAAATAAAATTGAAGTAGTTCCATGGATGTAACGTTATGTAACACATGAAGTTCAAACCCTCACCCAATCAGGAAGCAATTTTCCGCTTCATCGAGGAGGAAAAAGGATCGGCAGTGATCGAGGCGGTGGCAGGCTCGGGCAAGACTACCACGATAGTCAAGGCTCTTGAGTTGATCGATCCATCCAAGAAAATCCTGTTCCTTGCTTTCAATAAGAAAATCGCCACTGAACTCCAGTCACGCATTCCTGCACATGCGAAGGCTGCAACGTTTCACTCCGTGGGCTACGGAGCGTGGAGATTCGCAACCGACAACTGCCAGATCGACGACGCCAAGCTGAGCAATCTGCTCAAGACACATTTTTCCGAGCTACACAGGAGCAGCTACGGCGCCGCCATGCGCAAGCTCGTGGGACTGGCGAAGTCAGCAGGTGTGGGTAAGCTCATCGCAAACGATATGGTCAATTGGTACGCTCTAGCCGACCACCACTCCGTCGAGCTCCCCGATTCGCCCAAGTTTGCGGATCAGGCAATCCAGCTCTCGATGCAGTTGCTGGAGCTCTCGGTGGAGGCTGCACGTGCGGGCACGATCGATTTTGACGACATGCTGTACATGCCGCTCCTCGATAATGTTCCGTTTTCCAAATACGATTATGTATTCGTGGACGAGGCGCAGGACACGAATCAGGTCCAGTTGTCCCTACTGCGCCGCATGCTCAAGCCGGGTGGACGTCTGATCGCAGTAGGTGACAGACACCAGGCGATCTACGGGTTCCGAGGAGCTGACGCTGGCGCGATGGACGCGATCGTAGAGGCATTCGGATGCAAGATTCTGCCTCTCAGCAAGTCCTATCGCTGCGCCAAAAATGTGATCAAGCTGGCGCAGACGATCGTCCCACATATCGAGGCAGCCGACAATGCACCTGATGGAGAGATCATCGACGACGTTCCTTTTTCTGACACCAATTTTGCCAATGAGGACGTCATTATCTGCCGTAACACTGCGCCGCTGATCGAGACAGCCTTCCGATTCATCTCCCAGGGACGGGGATGCAAAGTGCTGGGTCGGGACATCGGATCCGGCTTGATTAGCTTGGTCGAAAAGATGAAGGGCGACGACATCGCCGAATTCGAGCGCCGCCTCGAAGCGTTCACCCAGCGGGAAGTGGAGAAGCACATGGGCAAGGGCGAGGAAGACCGTGCAGAAGCCGTGCGTGACCGGTCTAATTGCCTCACAGCGATCATCTCACACCTGCCTGAAAATAACCGCACGATTCCTGCTCTCAAGGTCACGATCGCCGAGATGTTCTCCGACGATGCGTCCAAGTCCATGCTGACGCTGTGCACGGCGCACAAATCCAAAGGTCTCGAATGGGATCGCGTATTCATCCTTCGCTCCGACCTCATGCCGAGCAAGTGGGCGCGTCAGCGTTGGCAGCAGGAACAGGAAAAGAATCTGATGTATGTCGCCTACACGCGAGCCAAGAAGACCCTAGTGTTTCTCCGCGTCGAGATCGATGGAAACAAGACCTCGAATCATGCTCCTTCTCCCGCTACGAAAGCAGATTCTCATTTCCCTTTTGCCTCGGCGAGCGAAACCAACCGAGAACGTGCGATCCGTCGCTGGATGTCGATCGGTGCTCCGGAAGGAAAACTCAACCCTCTTTGGATCGAAGTCTAAAAACCAAAACAACAAAATACCATGACCGCATATATCCTCGAAACCAAGACACGCGGACACTACGTCCGCCGCAGCAATATCAATCCCGCCGTCCATGATTGGACGCATGATAAAAATGAGGCGACACAGTTCGACTCGATGACCGAAGCCGTCCTGTTCTCCGTCTACGCAGGAATCGGTCTATATTGCGAAGTCGTCTCCGTGCACGCGCACAGAAAGGAGGTAATGCTCTAATGGCCACGAAACGCTTGCGCATCGACCGCATCAAAAAACGCAGTTGGGTCAAGGCGAACAACGAGGACGATGTCTCCTCTGTCCATCAGCAAGGTCTGCGTGCGATGGAGGAACGCATCAAAAACTCACGTCGTGTTCCACCAGAAATCAATTCATCTTTCCTCGATCTGTATAATGTCCACCTTATAGAATTTGTGAGAAAGATGGACGATGGCAGTTTCAAGGCGTGTCATTTTCCCAAGAAAGCGACTCATCGACTTGAGGCGACGAGTTGGAACAAGGAACCCACAGTAAATTTCAAGTCCAAGGCGTGGGCGTGCAGCGTGTGCGCGATCCCTATAAATGCCTACCTTCGTCCCACGAATATCAAGGTGAAGAAACCTTTTCCTTCCAACATCACAGCATATAATTCCAAAGGCGCCATCGTGGGGAAACGTAATGTCCTTCTCTACGTGATCAAAGCGATGGAAGCAAAAGTGAACAAAGTGGCTGTCTCCAAAATGCTGCATGAAGAATGCGACCAGCTATACAGGAACTTGATTCGTGCCAGTCGCATTCTCGCACAGAGAAAAGGCTACAGGCGCATCAAGCTCTCGACACCCTTTTCGTTGACATGATTACTCGCATGTAACATCCTGTCACATTTCAGCTCCTCTCGTCTATGTCCTCCTCTGTGCTTTCTAGGTTCCAAAATTATGTGCTTTCGGAAACATATGTGGAACTGCAACCTATCATTTTCCGAATAATACATAAGTTCCACAGTAGGTATGGAATTCCTCTGGAAGACCTCGTCCCTGTAGCTCACAAGTCTTTCGTGCGATCGTGCATGAGATACGATCGCACGAAAGGAACCGCGCTGTCGTCTTGGGTCTACCAAAAACTATGGGGCGACCTAATGGACTTTACGCGCACCGAGACACGATGGCGCAGACATCACGCGTCTCTCGAGGAACTCGTTTCCGACATCGAGGAGCGGGCGAGCAGAGTGGAGACGCTGCTGCCTAAGACGCATCCTGACACCTTTATGACAGAGTTAAAGGATCGACTGAGCGCCAATGCTCAGGTCGTCGTCAAAATCGTTCTCGAATCTCCCAAAGCGTTTTCCAAAAAGTGCGCAAAGAAAAATGTAAGGACAAGCTCTGCCTTGAAGCGAGCCTTGCAGGCGTACCTGAGGGAAATGGGATGGCAGTCCTCAAAAATAAAACAGACGTTCGAGGAGTTGATCGAGACCTTGCAGCCTGAAAAACCCGAACCTGAGAACGAGGACAGAGTAAGACGGCGAATGCACAGGTTGAAAATGAAGCGACAACATCCCATCCTTCGCGATATGGGAATGTCGAAGGACAAAGTACGATTTTTAATCCATGACGGAGCCTAAGAAGTACCAACTACAGGGAGCACAACTGATTCACAAATTTGGAGGACGTGCGCTGCTAGCTGACGAGATGGGACTGGGTAAATCTTTCCAGTCTCTCTACTACGCGAGCAAGGTTCCTTCTCGTCGTCCCATCGTCGTCGTCTGCCCCGCTCAGCTCAAGTGGCAGTGGCGCGATGAGGCATGGAATCATCTCCGGATGAAAAGCGATATTCTCTCAGGGAGAATTCCAAAAAAAGACAGAGTGGAAAAGAAAGCTCACGAGGAACTCGTGATCGTGAATTACGACATTTTGGAACACTGGAATAATTGGATTATCTCACTCAAGCCCCAGATCATCATATTTGACGAGGCGCAGGCTGTGTCGAATCGCACCTCGCTCAAATACAAACACCTCCATCGACTGATTCAGGAGGCGCAGATACCTACCCGCATCGCACTGACAGGCACGCCGCTGTCTAATCGACCTGCTGAGCTGTGGTCGATTCTCCATTTATTGCGTCCTGATGCATTCGCCTCCTTCACTAATTTTGGAATGCATTACTGCAATCCAAAAATGGAACGAGGCAAGATCGAATTTACGGGCGCCCACAATCTCGCCGGACTGCACAAGAAACTTAAAGAGTTCGTCATGATTCGCAGAGTGAAGGAGGACGTGGCGTCAGAGCTTCCTCCTAAGTCTCGCGCAACCATCTCCTTCGAGATGACCAAGGCGCAGAGGAAAGAGTACGATCTATGCGACAGGAATTTCCTGAAATGGATCATGATCAATTATCCTGATCGCGTGCACAAGATCAGGGCAGCACAAGACAGGGAAGAAAACGAGGCGAAGAAAGGAGGAATTCATTTAGGCTACAAGCTCCGTCTGTGCGGGGAACTCAAGCGCGATCTGACTAAAGCGTGGATCGACAATTTCCTAGCGGGGTCGGAGAAAAAACTCATCGTGTTTTCGCAGTCCCTTTCCACGCTCGCTTGGTTCCATTCTAAGTACCCCGAAATCTCCGTCGTGATAGACGGAGGCGTGACAGGGCAGAAAAGACACGAGGCCGTGCAAGCGTTCCAGAGAAACAAGAAAATCAGACTGTCCTTCTCCCAGCACAAAGCAGGCGGCGTTGGAGTCACGATGCACGCAGCGTCCAACGTCGTGTATCATGACTATCCTTGGGACGCAGCCACGCTGCTACAAGGAGAAGATCGCGTGCATCGAATCGGCCAAACAGAGAAATGCTTCATCTGGTATCTCACGTTCGCCGACACAGTGGAAAAACACGTTCTCTCCGTCCTCAACAGAAAACAGGACATTCTCACTCAAGTGCTAGATGGAAGAAAAAGGCAAAAGCATGAAAAAGCTAAAATCATCACGGCGTAAGGGCTCGTACTATCTCCGCGACGTCGATCCCGACCTCCTCGACATGTTCAAGGCGGTCTGTTTCAGACGCGGACGCACGATCAAAGGAATGCTCGTCGCCCTCATCAAGGAGACGACGTTGCCCACACCTGTGCCCCGGGGACGTCATGAGATCATCGACGTCCCTCGATTGTCGCACACCCACAGATTTCCAAGATAGTCACCACTCGATCACAAACGAGTATATGACCTTTCAGGAAATCCTCGACAGATATGGCGTAGAGCATTCAGTCAACCCTTCTCGACCCGGTTGGGTACAGTTCGACTGCCCTTGGTGTGGACGACGCGAGACCCCATATATGGGTTGGCGATCGGGAACAGGCGTTTGCTACTGTTGGAAATGCAGAGCGCATTCTGTCTTCGAGGTCGTGCGCGAGATCAGCAACCTTCCTACCCGGGAAGTCAAAAGGCTGATCGAGGGAATAGGAGACGACATCGCACCTGTCGATGAGCAGGATGTCCGAGGACGTCTTGTGCTGCCTTCTCCCTTCGACGATCCTTTCCCCGCTCGTCATCGCCGTTATCTCGAGGAGGAACGAGGTCTCAGCTTCGATTTCTGCATTAATACCATTCAAATAAAGGCTCTTTCTGCCTTCGCGAGGGTGAAGACACCGGATGGGCGAAAAATTCGCTTAGATTGGCGTATTTTCATTCCGTACATACTTGGAGGGAAGATTGTGAGCTGGACAACGCGTGCGCTCAAGGCAAGCGATCCGATGCGATATTTTGGAGCTCCAGCGAATTGCGAGGCGATCAACAGGAAGGACCTCTTGTTCATGGAGGACCTAGCAAATTATTCTGTGTGTGTCGTGGAAGGAGAATTCGACGCGATCAAAGTGGGAGCGGGCTGCGTAGCGACAGGAGGGATCGCGTACAAGCCCGCGCAGGTCAGGCGGATCGCTCGATTTCCCATTCGAGGGGTGTGGTTCGACAACGAGGCAGGTGCGCAGGAAAGAGCAGCTGAGCTTGTGGCGGAGCTGAAATTGTTCCCCGGCGAAACGTATCTGATTCAGGGCGACTCTAAAGACCCGGGTTGCGCGTCCCAGCGAGAAATTAAGCATGTCAGAAATTTTCTAAAACTATGAGCAACGATTCGGATGATAATGAAATCAAGACAAGCCGCGCTGCTGTCGCCGCGTTTTATCAGGACAGCATGTGGTTCAGGTTCCATAAAAGTTTGCTTCGTGTGATGAGTGGAGACGAAGCCATTCTATTGTCAGCTATTTTGAACGTGTATGGAATGGAAGGAGGCAACTGGAAAAGGATGTCCGTAGATAAATTGGAAAAGGAAACATACATGGACAAAAGAAAACAAGGCAGAGTAATCAGGATGTTGGAAGAGAAAGGTTTTCTTCAGAGCAGATTTGAAGGGGATGGAAAAGAAGCAGGTGCCAAAAGATACATAGCACTAAATTGGGACAAATTGTCCAAAACACTCAAGGACTACGTTGTCCAAATTTCTGATAGTACAAAAAGTTGTACTATCATGTTGCATGGTGTTGTACATGATAGTACAAAAAGTTGTACTATCGCAACTCCGCTTGCACCCTCGCGTGTGCGCGCGTACACGAAAGAAATCTCTGAAAAGAAACACACACACGCTGCGCCCAAGCACGCAGCTGTTGGAGTTTTTGACTCAGAACCTCCTTTTGAGCTCAGAGTAACGAAACACCTGTCTGAGATCATCTCTAAAAATCTCCAAATAAACGTACCTGCTAATTCAGGTCAGGCGAAATATATCCATGATTTGATAGCATTCAAAGGAATATCGAAGGACAGAATTTCCCGCGTACTAGAGTGGTACGAAAACAACTGTGGAGATAAATACGTCCCTGTAATTGGAAGCATACGGGATTTCAAACTCAAGTTCGTAAATTTGGAACAAGCGATGTTACGAGCAGAAGGACCTGCAAACAATGTGATTCCTCCTGCTGTCGTGAAAATTTACGACGCGCTTGTGGAGTCCGAAGACATGCCCGCCAGCCTGATCCCCAAACTAAATTCCGTCCTTGTTCCCACTTACAATCTCGTCAAACCTTGGTATGACAAGTTGAGTGTCCTTGTTGAAAGATGTGCAAAATTGGGATCTTTTGGGAAAATAATCGACGACATAGAAAAGACCCTGTTCCCCACAGGGTTGAGGGGTTTTCTCATCGGGTACATGGAGGAAAATATAATTCGCCTCAGTCAATGGGACGACTGGAATGGAGAAATAAAGCACCTTACCCTAGACACTAATTCCAAATGGGAAAAACATGCTCGTCGAACATTGTCTGAGGAGGGTTATTCAGAATCCACGATTGATGAATTGTTCCAAGCGATTAAGACCTTGAACAAATGAAGATTGAGCAGGCTTCGGGCAAGGAGGAAAGAAGTATTCTTATCGGCATGATCGTGGACAAGCATGTCCTAGGTCGTGTTGCTTCACGGTGGGATTCGCACTTGTTCGAGACTCGATGGGCGAACACGATTTCCGAATTGTGCGTAAAGTATTTCCAACGCTACAAAGATGCGCCTGCCAAACAGATTCAGAGTCTGTTCGAGGCATGGTCTTCGGAGACTCGCGACAAGGAAGCGACAGGCTTGATCGGGAAGTTTTTAGCGTCCTTGTCGGACGAATACGAGCAGCTTGAAAAAGAGTCCAATTCACCCTACCTGATCGACTTGGCGGGTCGACATTTCAATCAAGTAAAGCTCAAGCGACTAGCGCGAAGAATTGAAGGACACATCGACCAAGGAAAGATAGAAAACGCTCTGCGTGCTGTGTCTGATTTTGGCACAGGCGTTCACATTGGAGCACAAGCGACAGTGGATGTTTTCAACGATTTGGAAGCACTGTCGCGAGCCTTTTCCGAGCGTGCAGAACCCTTGATCACGCTGCGGGGGGATCTGGGTAAATTCTTTGGAAGATCGTTGCAGCGTGAAGGATTCATTTGCTTGATGGGTCCTGAAAAGAGAGGTAAGACTGCGTGGCTCGTTTATCTTTCTACCGAGGCTGCGAAGCAGCGAAAGAAGGTGGCATTTTTCGCAGTGGGAGACGAAAGCGAAGAGGAAATGATGCTGCGTTTTTCCGTGCTTGTTTCCAAGCATTCTCTGTTCCCCGACACGTTCAATTATCCCACCTCCCTGAAATATGAAGGGAAGAAAATAGAGGTTGAGCATGAGGAATGGGAGTTCGAGAAACCTCTGTCAGAACGCCAAGCCAAGCGTGCTTTCAGCCGTTTGAAATCGGAGAGAATCAAGAGCCAGAAAGAATATCTGCGTCTTTCTGTCCATCCCAATTCATCCCTCTCGATCGAGATGATCGACGATCTCCTGACCCAATGGGAAACTGAAGGGTTCGTGCCTGATGTGGTCGTCGTCGATTATATGGACATTCTGCTGGAAACGGGAGGCTCGTCTGACGCTCGCGATAGGATCAACGCGACGTGGAAAGCATTTCGGGGACTCATGCAGAAAAGGAAGACATTAGGTCTGACAGCGACCCAAGCGAATGCAGCTTCCTACAAGGAAGGTCTGCTTTCTCGCGCCAATTTTTCGGAGGACAAGCGCAAGCTCGCTCACGTTACGGGGATGGTCGGACTCAATCAGACCAAGGAGGAGTACGGGAAGGAAATAATGCGCCTAAACTGGATTGTTCGTCGTGGCTTCCGCGCTAATCCCAAGCATGTCTGCCACTGTGCGATGTGCCTCGAGATCGCCAATCCTGCTGTGCTTTCCCTGTACTGACAGGTGGAATAATTTTCGTAAGTGGTTGGACAGTGGAAGTAACTGTAATGGTGGCAAAGATTGGGAAATTTCCACTTTACTTTCCAACCATCCATGTCGATGTTTTCGCCATGAACAGAAGCCAACTCCTCGAACACGTTCGAGATCACTTCCAAGCCGACGAGGCTTGTTTTCGGGATGGCGTTCTCTGGCTCAAGGGATACGCGTGTCTGATTACGGAAATAAGACACGATGCGTGGACAGAGACAACGTGGACGGAATCGCTCTGCCGCGCATTGATCTGCCCACCTGTTCCCGCCTCCACCCGATAAGTTATTTCCGTCCAACAAAAACCACCAACAGAAAGATAAAACATGAAAGTCCAACTGAAAGCCGCCCAGGCGTTGTTTCTCGCGCTTGGTCTCAACAATGCTCCGAAATACACTGTGGAGCAGTGCAATAAAAAGATGAGCGAACTCCTCAAGGTCATCCATGACCCCGAGGAAGTCGATCCCAACGCATTGTCCGCCGCCGAGGATAAGGCTCTCCTCAAAAAGCTCCGTAAGGCTGCCGCAGCCGACGAGCCTGTCGAAGTCGTGGCGAATGACGCAGCCGACGAGCCTGTCGAAGCGCCTGCCGCCAAGCCGACCAAAGCCTCGAAAGAAAAGCCCACCGCTAAAAAGGAAGCTGAGAAGCCGACCAAGAAGGTCGCCGAAAAAGCACCTGCGAAGAAGGAGCCCAAGCTCCCTGCTCATCGCGACAAGTTCGGCTCCCGCGAGGGGTCGGGCGGATCGAAGATCAACGCCGTGTTGACGCGCATGCCTCAGACCACTGACGAGATCACTGAAGCCTCGGGCGTTCTCAAGGCGACGGTGCAGGAGCACTTGTGGAAGCTTCGCAAGGTGCTGAAAGTTGCCGACCGCAACGAAAAGGGATGGTATCTTCTGCCGACGAAGAAGTAACTTGCCTTTTCTGCTTCCAAGCGATTAAAGAGAGGTCTAAACAACCTCTCTTTTTTTATGGCGATAAACATTCCTCTAGCCTTAGCCAACGCCAACAGTCATCGTCTTTCGTGCACGAAGCTCTACGTTGACTTTCCTTTTGCCCACCGCCAACACATGCACGATGGACATTGTAGCAAGATCCACGGGCACAATTGGAGCTTTGAATTTACCTTCACCGCTGATCATGTCGATTCGTGCGGCTTCGTCATCGACTTCGGGAAAATGCAGTGGCTCAAAGGATGGCTTACTAAATGGTTCGATCACACCTTGGTTTTGAATTCTACTGATCCCCATTTGGACTATATAAGGAAATCGCTCGATGACGTGCCTTTGGCAGACATCATGGTCGTCCCAGACGCCTCCTGTGAAGGACTCGCGAAGTGGATTTTTGAGCAGGTGGATCTTTTGATCCTCGAGCATGTGGGAGTCAGTCGAGGTGTGCGACTGATCAGGGTCACCGTCAAGGAGGACAGCAAAAATTCAGCGACCTGGGAGGTTCTGTGAGTTCCAACAAAAACATATTGGTCGATTTTTCCAATATAGCTAACGAGACCATCGACAAGGCTAAATCGGGAACGCGCATCGATCGCACAGACATCACCGATCGAGCCCGCAAGAAACTGGGCAAGGATGCGTTCACCGACATGAACGCGCATGACATGCTTACCGTCTTGTGTCGTGCCCGCTCCGATGTGGTCGTTATCAAAAAGGGCAAGGAAGGGGGAACATTCAAGCGATGAAACACCTTCCTGTGCATGAGCGTTTTCTGTCCTTCCAAGGCGAAGGTGTGCATATGGGACGGGCGGCTTTCTTCATCCGCCTGTTCGGCTGCCCTCTGCATTGTCCCTGGTGCGATTCAGCGGGCACGTGGCATAAGGACTATGTGCCCGACAAGGTCGATAAATTTACTCCTGCCCAATTGGTGCAAGAGGTGCTGGAGACAGAAGCTAAATTTGTCGTCATCACCGGGGGCGAACCCGCCATCCATGATTTGATGGATCTCACTGTCTTGTTCCTCAGTTTTGATATTCGCGTCCATATCGAGACATCGGGAGCGTTCCCGCTAAAGGGAATGTTCGATTGGGTGACCGTCAGTCCAAAGCGCGCCAAGGCTCCTTTGCCTGAGGTGCTGCATTTGGCAAACGAGTTCAAGCTCATCATCGAGGGCAAGGATGACATCGCGTACTGGATGAATAATTTTCTTGATGGCGCGCTGCTTGTTCGAGCGGCAGCGAACAAGGACATAAACGAACCTGCTGTCTGGCTTCATCCCGAATGGTCTAAGCGAAACGATCCTGAGGTCCTTTCGATAATTTCCTCAACCGTTCGTGATCGAGGCGATCCTTTTCGAGCGGGTTACCAACTCCATAAACTATATCGCGCCGACTCCTTGGACAAGAGAACTTCTCCTCTCGCCCCATTGGGAGGCAACCCAAAATTAGGATATTGAATGAACCTTCCCGATATACAAAAAACGATCGACACGCGTGGCGTCCCGATTGATCGCGTGGGCGTGACTGGAATCAGGCTGCCCATTCGTCTTCTCCGCAAGCCTACGATGGACGAAACGTTGAAGGAAGACTGGCAGGACTCGGTAGGAGTTTTTGAGCTTTCTTGCAACCTTCCCCGCGATGTGAAGGGCACACACATGAGTCGATTTACGGAAGTGTTGATGGAACACATCGATAAGGAAAGTGGTGTATTTTCTCACACTTCACTCGCCAAGGTCGCTGATGTGTTGATGGAAAGAATGCAGGCGTCATGTGTGGAGGTCAGTGTCAAGGCAGTGTATTTCATGCCTCAAGTCTCCCCTGTGACAGGCAGGAAAGGGATCGCGCCGATCGACGTGGGACTGTCAGTGTCACGCTACAATTTCGAGGGCACGATTGGGCTTGTGGAGGAGTGGATGACATCGGTTCAGATCGAGGGGATGACCTGCTGTCCCTGCTCGAAGGAGATAAGTGATTACCACCATTCAACGCAAACGGGGAAAGGCGCACATAGCCAGCGGTCTATGGTGTCACTACAAATTCATCACGCTGCGTTGAATACCATTTGGTTTGAAGACCTTGCAGGCGCGATACAAGCAGCCTATTCGTCTCCTGTTTATCCGGTCCTCAAGAGACCGGATGAAAGAGCGGTGACGATTGCTGCCTACGAAAATCCCAAGTTCGTGGAGGATGTGATTAGGGATGTCGTCGTGAATCTGGGAGCACTTCACCTGAAGCAACTGGGAGGTACAGAGTCGTGGCAATGCAACGTTCGCGTGTGCAATGCTGAGAGCATCCACTACCACGACGCGTTCGCTTCCCTCGCCGTCCGCTTTCCTGCCCTGCTGTGAATCACGTTTTTCGGAAGTCAAAAAACGGATCGAATCACAGACTGGAGGGCGTTGTCACGTCATCTAGGTCTCTGTTCATCGATTCGGGCGCGCATTCTCTGTATAACAGGGAGGTGGATACATACGAGAATGAACTTGTGACTTCCTACAGTCAGCGTTACGATTACTTCGATCTCAAGGACAAAAATTCTGACTTCCGAAAATACGTTCGCAGGTATGTGAAGTTCATCAAGGAGGAAACGTCTGACAAGATCGATTACTATGTTACTCTGGATGCGATTTACCATCCTGATAAGTCTTTGGAGATATACGACTTTCTAGTGAATGAATACGGGCTTTCCCCGGTGCCTGTTGTCCACTGCGAAACCCCTTTCAATTTCGTGGATGAATATATCGAACGGGGTTGCACGTTTTTGGGTATTGGAGGTCTTGGGCAAGGAGTAAGTAAGAGCAGATTTTTTGAATGGGGAGACCAGCTGTTTAACTACATTTCTGCGGGAAAGGATCGCACGCCTGTTATTAGGACTCATGGATTTGCTATGACCAGTTGGGAATTGCTGCTTAGATACCCCTGGTGGTCGGTTGACTCTGCCTCGTGGCTGAAAGCTGCTGCATTTGGACAGGTGTACGTTCCTAATTTCAGAGATGGTAAATTCGTGTTTGAGGAACGTAATAGGCCGTATACAATTACGGCCAGCGCACGAAGTCCAAATGCTAAGGAAAAGTGGCACATTTCCAATTTGGAAGGAGAAGTTAGAAAAATCGTGAGGGACTGGTTTGACTTCATCCGCATTGATATTGAGGGGAATCATGGAATACTAAACAGCCTAGAGGCTCGCTCCCGAGCTAACCTGCTATTTTTTACTAGGATGGCGAGGGAGCTTGTGTTCCCTCGCTCCTGTTCCACATTTAATATCAAAGGCGTGTTTAATGGTCCATGCGCTGATGGTCAGAAAATAAAAGCTCCCAAGAGTTACGACAATCCTTTCGTGGAGCCGCATAAATTGCAGATTTACTTTTCGGGTCTTTCAGGCGGTGGAATATACCCGGAGCACATGATCGCCGAGAAGTCGCCCGCCATTATGTTGTCCTTCGATAACTTACGGGACCAGATGAAACGACCCTACGATAAAAGAGCATCGACCGCTTGGATCAGATTCAAAGCCCACAGAAACCAAAAATGAGAACCATAAATCGCGCCGAACTTTTGTTGAAATTGGAGATGGTAGCAGCAGGACTTTCTTCTAAGGAAATCCTCGAACAGAGCGCCTGCTTTGTTTTCACGAAGGGTCGCGTATTGACCTTCAACGGCCAAATCTCCTGCTCCGTCGCCTGTGATATTGGCTATGAAGGGGCGGTGCACTCGCAAGCTCTGCTTGGAATTCTGCGCAAGATTTCCGACGACACGCTTGAGGTGGAACACAGACAACAGAAAGGAGACCTGAAGTTCGTGGGAGAGTTCAAGTCCATGGGCATCACGGTGCAGAACACAATCAAGCTCCCACTCGATGGCCTTACTCTGCCCAAGGAGAGTGATTGGAAAAAACTAGAGGACGGATTTACTGAGGCAGTCGAGATGTCGGTGATGTCTGCAAGCAAGGACGAGAGTCAATTCAACATCACGTGTGTCCACATTTCCCCTAAGTTCGTGGAGGGCTGTGACAACAAGCAATTCACTCGGTATTTTGTCGATACTCCCGTTGAGTCTAAAAAGGGTGTCCTTGTACGTTCCACGTCAATGCGACATGTACCTTTGCTTGAGATGGTCGAGATAGCGGAGACGCGATCTTGGATTCATTTCAGGAACGGCGCAGGTCTCGTGTTCTCCTGTATAAAATACGACGATTCCTACCCGAACTATGACGACCTATATAAATTCAAGGGAACAAAAGTAGAGCTGCCTCGATCCATTGAAAGTGCCGCCGACAAGGCCAGCGTGTTCGCTGAGGCGAATACAGACAAGGAAAAATCTTCCGAGGCTGAATTGATCATCACCCTGACGGAAGGAAAAATGCGTGTGAGAGGAGAGGGAATGTCAGGGTGGTACCGACAAACGCTCGCCGTCGATTACACAGGTCCGGATATTCAGTTTCGCATTCCTCCCAAGTTGTTAATCGACATTTCCAAGCGGTTCATGCGGGGTGAACTGACGGAAGGCAAACTCAAGATCGAGGGAAAGAATTGGGTGTACGTGACGGCGTTGTCGGCGGGTAACTCTAGCGATGTCTAGGGGATTCTTCGCAGAATCGACGACAGCGAGCCGAGCGCCTACAAGCGTCATCCCGCAATGCGGCGTCTGTGGGCTCTCAGAGCTTTGCCTGTCTCCCAAGATGAGAGTGGGTGGCGAAGGGAGAAAGAAAATCTTGATCGTAGGGGAAGCCCCGGGCAGACAGGAGGACGAGAAAGGAACTCAATTCGTTGGGGTGTCGGGGCAGAGACTCAAGGAAGCACTTGAGGAATGTGGCATCAGCATGCGCAGGGATTGCTGGACAACTAATGCCCTGATCTGTCGCCCACCGGGTAACAAGATCAAGGACAAAAACGCGATCGCCTACTGTCGTCCGAATCTGCTGCGTTCTATTCGGGAACTCAATCCTGTTATCACGATCCTTTTGGGAGGATTAGCTGTTCGGTCTCTCATCGTTGAAAGTTGGGGAAAGGAAGAAATCGGGGAGGTGAATCGATGGGTGGGTTGGAGGATCCCGTGCCAGAAATTCAACACGTGGATTTGTCCGACGTGGCATCCTAGTTACGTCATTCGCACAGAGGAGGAGACAAGGAAGCCCTTTAGTTTTTTCGACAAGCACATCAAACGAGCTTTGGAATTCGATTCGCATCCCTGGCCAGACGGAGCACCTGATTGGAGTGGCAAGGTCAGGACGATTTTCGACACTCGCGAAGCTGCGCAGATCGTAGATCAGTGGTGCGATCTGGGAGGAACTTTTGCCTTCGATTATGAAAACACCTGCCTCAAGCCTGAGTATGTAGGCGGTGAAATTGTCTGTGCTGCCTTGTGTCGTGAGGGGAAGGAGACGATCGCTTTCCCTTGGCATGGAGACGTTGTCGATGCGTGCCGAAGGATTCTCCGATCGAAAAAATGTGCGTTCATTGCCTCCAACATGAAACACGAGGACAGGTGGACGAGATGGGCTTTTGGAAAGCCTGTGAGAAATTGGGCGTGGGATACGATGATTGCCGCGCATGCCCTCGATAATAGGGAAAAAATTACAGGGTTGAAGTTTCAGGCGTTCGTGAATTTTGGAATGCCCTCCTACAATGAACACATTGAAGAATTCCTGAAGACTACGGGAGACACGAAAATAAACCGTGTGAAGCAAATAGAGCTATCCCAGCTGCTTAAATACTGCGGACTTGATGCCCTGCTGGAATATAAGCTCGCTGTCGTGCAGTGCCGCCAACTCGCTAGGATGAATTTGTCATGAGCATTCGTCCTGACGTTCATTTCGGCTATAATCTCATTCATCAGGGCATCGCGACCTTGTCCCGAATTGAGTCGAACGGTATTCGCGTGGATCGCAGGTACCTGATGAAAGCGATCTCCTCGACCGAAAAGGAGATCGCTGTGATCAAGTCGCGGATGAGAGACACTCCTGTATGGGATCTATGGACGAAGCGTTACGGAGTGAAAGCCAACATCGACTCTGACGATCAGCTGGGGCATATTCTTTTCGACTCCAAGGAAAAGATGGGGTTGGGATACAAGTCTACAGAGAGGACTGCTTCGGGAAGATATAAGGCAGACGTTGCAGCCTTGGAAGGAATCGATCTCCCTTTCATCAAGGATTTGATCAGGGTGGGAAAACTAGACAAAGCACTTTCCACGAATTTCAAGGGAATCCTGCGCGAACTAGACGGAGACAATTTCGTCCATCCTGTATTCAACCTTCATATCGCCCGCACGTTCAGATCCTCGAGTGACAATCCTAATTTCCAGAACATTCCCGTCCGAGATGAAGACATCGCCAAGTTAGTGCGATCCTGCTACATCGCCCGAGACGGACACGTTTTGGTGGAGAATGATTTCAAGGGAATCGAGGTAGGTGTATCTGCTTGCTACAATCGAGATCCTGCGCTGATCGCCTATGTAAAGGACGCATCACTCGATATGCATCGGGACATTGCGATGGAGCTTTTCTTCCTGAGCAAGAAACAGATGTCCAAAGCGATTCGACATGTCGCCAAGAACAAATTTGTATTTCCGCAGTTCTATGGATCGTGGTATATTGCTTGCGCGAAACAGATATGGGAAGAAATCGAAAAACGTGATTTGAAGCTCACTGACGGCACTCCGCTCAAAAAACACCTTTATTTGAATGGTATTAAGGGTCTAGGCGCCTGTGATGCGTCGATCAAACCCGAGCCGGGGACGTTTGAGAGACACGTGCAGGAAGTGGAGCGATCTTTTTGGGACGTTCGCTTCAAGGTCTATAAGCAGTGGAAGAATAAGTGGTGGGAGGAATATCAACGGCGAGGATTTTTCGACACCTACACAGGATTCAGGATTTCAGGTCCGATGGACCGAAATCAAGTCATCAACTACCCTGTCCAAGGAAGCGCGTTCCACTGTCTGCTCTGGTCTCTTGTTCAAATCCAGAAGGAACTTGATGATCGAGGAATGAGAACTGTTCTCGTAGGACAGATTCACGATTCGATCATTGCGGATGTCGCAATCGATGAAATTGACGATTACCTGGCGATAGTAAAAGACGTGACCGAGGTCAGACTAAGGAAGCACTATAAATGGATCAACGTTCCTCTTTCCGTCGAATGTGAAATCTGCCCGATAGGAGGGACGTGGTTCAACAAACGGGAGGTTGTGATCAAGGATGATTCGTTTAATTGGAAATCCAAAGACGATAAACATAATTGGTCTGGCAGCGCCCGGGGTCTCATAAACTTTTGGCAAAAACTTGAAAAGGAAGCAGCGTAGTCATGAGTGAAGAAAACACAGTTCCAGAATTGTTCACCAAATATCGTCCCTATAAACTGAGTGAAGTTGTGGGACAAGAGGAAGCCGTCGCATCGCTCAAGGCGATGATCTCGAGGAATAAGGTCAAACATGCGCTGCTGTTTACGGGTCCTAGCGGGACAGGCAAGACAACGTTGGCACGCATTCTAGCTCGGCGAATAGAATGCGGTGAACACGATCTGATGGAAGTCAATGCCGCTGACTTTCGAGGCATTGACACAATTCGGGATATTCGCAGCAAGATGGGACTAGCTGCGATCTCAGGCAAGGTGCGCGTGTGCATCGTCGATGAGTGTCACCAGCTTTCCAAGGAGGCACAGAGTTCTCTCCTCAAGATGCTCGAGGAGCCGCCCAAGCATTTTTATTTCATGCTGGCGACGACTGACCCGCAAAAGCTGCTGCGCACGATCATCACAAGGTGCACGGAAATCAAGCTCAAGGCCGTGAGTCCTACCGCGATCAAGGCTCTCGTCGCCCGTGTAGCTGAGGCGGAAAAGATACCCTATTCACAGGAAGCTCTTGATAACATTCTGGAATTCTCTGACGGATCGGCTCGCAAAGCTCTCGTTTTTCTGTCGGCACTCGAAGGAATTCCAGAAGCAGATCAGGCGGATTATGTGCAGAAAACAGCGAGCCGCACAGCCTCTAATAAATTGGGCTCCTTGCTGCTGGCGCACAAGCCCGGGACGTGGAAACAGGTCGCTCAGATTCTAAGGGAGATGGATGAGGAGCCTGAATCGATCAGGCAAATGCTTCTGGCGTATATGGGCGCCGTCATGCTCAACGCCGGACACAAAGGTCCAGGTCTTCGCGCCTTCGATATTTCCGAAGCGTTCAAGGAACCTCTGCATTATGGAGGCAGAGGGCTGCTCATAGCCAACTGTTTTTTCCTCATGAAGTGACCAAACGATTAATTCATCATGTCCGCCAGAACTGATTTTCAGATTGACGATTTAAACCTCCGCGAGGAATGGCTCAGACAGGCTGACCTTTATTTCTCCTACGCTGAAAAAGCGGCGACAGCAAGGAGCGCCTATGATGCAGCTGCGCAGGAGCTGAGTGTTGTGGAGGCGGATCTGTCGCTTGATATCCGCGCTAATCCTCGGCACTACGATCTGGACGACAAGGTCACGGAAGCGGCTGTAAAGTCCACTCTCTTCCTGCAAAAAGGAGTGAGGCGCGCACAGAAAATTGTGCGCGAGGCAAAGCATGATCTCGACATTGCACAGGCCGCGTGCACGGCGTTGGAACACAAGAAACGAGCCCTGACGATGCTTGTGGAGCTCAACACGGCGAAGTATTTTGCCGATCCCAAGATAACTGCGTCCTCCGAAATGCGCGAAGCTGCGCAAGACGAGGAGAAGCGCAGGATTAGGAATAAGGGAAAGGTGTCGAGGTGGAGGGATGAGGACAGAGGTTCTGACGACGACTAATTTATCCGGTGCGAAATTTCACCGGTAGAAAACACAAAACAACCCAAATAAATATGAGCCGCAGAGAATACCGTGAGGTTCGCTCCGCCCGTGAGCGTGCCGAGAAACACAAAGGTGGGTGGGAACCCACATACCTGAACCTTCCCAAGGGAGCGAAGCTCCTGAAGTTAGAGGGTCCTGTTATGTACCTCGATGTGATCCCCTATCCTGCTGGAAAAGGAAATCCTTTCGCCGATGAGGGAAATCCTCATTACGAGCGCACCTTCTACATCCATAAGAAAGTAGGGGGTGGAGACGATTCGTACATTTGCCTCCGTCGCACTGCTCGCCAGCCCTGTCCTGTGTGTGAGTTCAACACTCGCCTTCAGAACAAAGGCGTCGTGGACATCGACGATCTGAAGGAACTTGCTCCCAAGGAGCGTCAGTTGTTCAACGTGATCAACACGAAGGACCGAGACGCGGGTATCCAGATTCTTGAAATCTCCTACCATTTGTTTGGCAAACTTCTCGATGCTCGCACACGCACGTCCGACGCAGAGGATGCGGGATGGGACATGTTTCATAGCCTGACGGAGGGCTGCACGCTTCGCCTTGAGATTGCGGAGGAGAAGTATGGACAGGGTACATACAGCAATGTCACATCCATCGACTTCGTTCCTCGAAAGAAGCAATACGACACTTCCATCTACGAGGAAGCCTACTGCTTGGACGAGTGTCTGAAAATTCCTTCGTACAAGGAATTGGAAAAGATTGTGTTGGAGATTGACGAAGACGATCCGACGGGAAGCAAGGCTCGCGAATCTTCGCGCAGGAAAAAGGACGATGATGAGGATGATCGTCGATCCTCTAAGTCCAAGTCCAAATCGTCGGATGATGACGATGATGATGGTATCAAGGCGAAGCCCAAGGCATCACGTTCCTCCAAGGACGACGATGACGACGACAAGCCGTCTAAAGAGGATGAGGATTGGGATCGTAAACCCAGCAAATCCTCCAAGGACGACGATGACGACGACACACCTCCAAAATCATCCAAGCGATCGAAGGACGATGACGATGATGAGGATGATCGTCGATCCTCTAAGTCCAAGTCCAAATCGTCGGACGATGACGACGATGAGGATGATCGTCGATCCTCTAAGTCCAAGTCCAAATCGTCGGATGATGACGACGATGAGGACGACAAGCCCAAGCGAAAGTCCTCCTTCCGCGACGATCCTGACGATGACGACGATTCCAAGTCTAGCAGAAAGGCGTCTAAGTCCAAATCGTCGGATGATGACGATGATGAGGACGACAAGCCTGTGCGTCGTGCGAAACCATCCTCCAAGGACGACGATGACGACGACACACCTCCAAAATCATCCAAGCGATCGAAGGACGATGACGATGATGAGGATGATCGTCCCAAGGGAAAACGCTCCCGGGACGACGATGACGATTGATGTGCAGTGACTGGGTTTAATTTGTGACCAAAGGAGGCCTATGTGAAATCTCATAGACCTCCTACTTTTCTCACTTATGAGCAAGACCACCAAAGAGCTGAAGGAAGATTTGCTGACTCCCGTTGAGTCTGCCTCCCTCCCGACAAAAGGGGCGCTGTCGTCAGGCTGTACGGTGCTTAATTTGGCGTGTACAGGGTCGCCTTTCAGCGCCTTTCGGCGAGGTGGTTATTACTTCATTGTGGGCGACAGCGCGGCAGGAAAGACAGTGTTAGGCGGCGCCGCTTTGGGAGAGGCTGCCATAAACAAGCGGTTCGATGACTACCGTCTTGTATTCGACAACATCGAGGATGGTGCGTTCATGTTTGATAAATTTTACGGACCTAAGGTCACGGACAGAATAACAGCTCCTCGAGTCAAGGATGGTGTTGCGATCAACAGTGTTACCGCCGAAGAATTTTACAGCCACGTCCATCGTAATTGCAGCGAGCAGCCCACCATTTACGTGGGAGACAGTGAGAACGCGCTGTCGAGCGAAGGCGAGATGGATAAGCAAGAAAAGAAACGCGCTGCGATTGAGGAAGGAAAAGAAATATCGGGAATCATGACGGATCACAAAGCCAAGATCCACTCTCAGAATTTACGACCAACTATCAAACTCCTGCGTGATACTATGTCCATTCTGGTGTTGCTGGGACAGACAAGAGACGTGATCGGAGCGATGCCCGGTCAGGACACCAAGACGTATTCGGGAGGTAAGGCGTTGCGATTCTACGCGCACCTTGAGATTTGGTTTTCGGTTGTGGAGCGAATCAGGAAGACTGTGAGAGGCAAGCCTCGTGAAGTGGGAATAATCACGGAGGCGTATGTGAAGAAAAACAGGTTCACGGGAAAGCGATCTCGTGTGCGCTTTCCCATTTACTACTCCTTCGGCATCGACGATCTAGGCGCCTGTGTGAATTATCTAGTGGATGAGAAACACTGGACGAAGTCGAACGGTGTGATCACCGCGAAGGAATTCGATTTCAAGGGTCCTGTGGAATCTCTCATCCAGCATATCGAGGAAAACAATTACGAGCGTGACCTCCGATCTCTTACAGGGGACGTCTGGAGGGAAATAGAAGAAGCCTGCGAAGTGAAGCGAAAGAATAAATACCAATGAAAAGGAAACGCAGAACAAAGAAGGAGTTGGCAGAAGTGTGGGACCTGTATATCGTGGCAAATACTCATGGGGACCTTATGGAGATCGCAGAACTATACGATTTTCCGTCTGAAGAGGCTGTATTTACTGCAATGTGGAAGATGCCAGTTGGGTATCCTCCAGATTACATGCGTTTTGATACGATCACCGAGCGTCAAGGCATCAACGATCACGTGAAGGTTGGAAAATATGCAGCCACAACACTCCTTCACGCCTATCATTTTTTTGCCCTGCTCAATAATAAGCATGTAGGATTTGATAAACTTCCAGAATACATTGCTAAACTGCGCACCAAGGACATGCGTCGTCCTACCAAGGAGGTGTGGTGTGAAGCAGTAGGGTGGTCTGTACGCCGATTGCTAGAGTGGGAGAGAAGCTTCAAGGCGTGTTCGGGGCGGATCAATTATATCAATCCTGTCTCCTTCCAATCATTGTTTTTGTGAGACCGATTCTCCTACTTGATTGCAGCTACCTTTGCTGGAGAGCCTTCCACACTCTGGGAGACCTGACGCATGGTGGCGTTTCAACAGGAGTATTGTTTGGATTTTTCATGGCGTTGGCTGATCTCAAGGAGACGTTCAACACGGACAGATTTGTCTATTGCTTCGATAAAGGCGAACCCTACAGGGCGCAGATTCTTCCAACATATAAAGGAAGCCGTGCGAAAAAGTATGATGCGGATCCAAAGATGTTAGAAGCTCGTCAGCAGGTGCGCGATGCTTTAGTGGATCTGCGAAGGAAGTGGCTGCCTCAGATCGGGGCGTTTAATGTGTTGCACCAGAAGGGCTACGAAGCGGATGACATGATCGCCAGTGTCTGCATCGCCTCGGAATATCGAGGGCAGGAAAAAATCATCGTCAGCGCCGACAGTGATTTATACCAGCTCCTTCGCCTCGATGTGAAAATCTACAATCCGCGAACCCGAAAGATCCTGACGGATTACATGTTCGTCAGAAAATATGGAATTCGCCCCAGTCAGTGGGACAGAGTAAAAGCCATCGCAGGATGTTCGACAGACAGCATTCCTGGGATTCGAGGAGTAGGTGAAGCGACAGCGATCAAATGGCTCAAAGGTGAACTGAAGCGAGACAGTGTGAAGTACCGTGCCATAAATTCTGACGAGCAGCAGCTAGACCCCGCGGATCGTGTCGTCAGAAGGAATTTACTGCTTACCTCCCTCCCTTATCAAGGCGCGAATCATTTCGATCTTGAGGAGGATGCGTATAGCATCAAGGGATGGAAAGACATGTGTGCCGAACTGGGATTCCGCTCCCTCGTAAATAATCCTCCTTTCTTTCATCGTGAGCGCCGAAAAGTTCTATGATTTGGAAGGACGCGAAGTTTGGCTTTCCCAGATCAATGGAAGGTTTGCTTTCACGCGGTTGCGACGAAAGAAAGGGGAGATGCTGTCTGACGTCTACGTTTGCCCGACAGACGAATTGACGGATGCGTGCAAGGCGGAAATTCGCGAACATAAAAGGAAGTGGACTTGGACACTGTATGCTTTTGGATGGAATAAAAAAGTGCTTGCTGAATGGTACGGATGGGAAGAGGAAAAGCTGCTTCGTTTCCTCGATCGCGTATTTACAGGTGAAGTGACTCCTCGCATGAGTCATGATCCGTATTTGGATGGCAAGCCTTGGGGAAAGAGGCAACAATACATCCTTGACAATCTTGTTTACAACGATCGCAGATGGAATGATATTTGCTACCTCCTTTCACGATCCAGAAAAGAATTGAGCCAATTTATCAAGCCATGAGCAGCAAGGGTGGAGCATACGAACGCGAATTGTCGACCAAATTGTCTTTGTGGTGGAGCAATGGAAAAAGAGACGATCTCATTTGGCGGACATCGACGAGCGGAGGACGGGCGACGATACGCGGAAAGAAAGGGAAACGCACATTCGGGTCGTACGGTGACCTTCATGCCGTCGACCCATTAGCCTCGGATCTCTTTCTGGTGTTCACTATAGAGGCCAAACGGGGGTACACTGGCGCTAGCTTCGCCGACGCGATAGATCGTCCCGTGTTAGCCAAGCAAACGACGTTTGAAGCCTTTTGCGAGCAAGCGCGAACCGCAGCTGTTGCGGCTGGATCTGCGTCTTGGATGCTGATTCAGAGGAGGGACAAGAAACGAGCTCTTTGTTTTATTCCTCGCAAGGCTTTTAGCACCATCCAAATGCTGGGTGGCTGTGATCTGCTGCCCTGTCCTTATATCGAGATGCGCCTTAATTTGAGGCAGGAAGGAGACTTCGCGAGGACCTGGGTTGTGGCTATGCAGTTAGACGATTTTTTGCGCACCTGTTCCCCCGATGTCATCCGACGATTCGCAGAAAAAGTCAGACCTAGCGGACTTCGCTAGACTGCTTCGTGCCTTGGAGGAGGTAAAGAGCGAGGCAGGCAAATATCTCATCCTCGACCGTGCATTGCAGGCAAATCGAGGCATTGAACGGTTCCTTCGATGGACCCTTCGTGATGTGCAGATCATTGGATCGGAGGACGCGTTTCGCGTAGCAGGGAAGGTAGGATCAGATTTGCGATCATACCCGGTGCGCATGATGGGTGAGTGGTTTCATTTTTCCCCAGGCAAGCCCAAAGAAAAAGTGGCTGAGGAGTGGGCAGCAATAATCCTGCGTTTGCCTGTAGATCAGCGATTCGCCGCCAATCGAGTGCTTAATCGGGATTTACGGTGTGTTTCGCGGAGGCTTATTTTGGAAGTATTGCAGAACTAGACCCATCCGCGATTTACGGAAATCGGGTTAATTTGGAAAATCTTTCGGTGGTAAAACGAAGAAAGATGGAAAATAGTGCTTGATCTCCATCCATGTCGTGTCGATAGTTTCCATGTCAGGCAAAAACCAAAATCAAAACCAATGAAAA